AATAAATGATTGGCATGTGTTGTCTAATCTCGTTTTCAATTTGAAACAACCATTCAAAATACCTTGGGTCGGTAATTAACATGATTGCATCCGGTTGTTCAAGTGAAATCAACTGACGAATTAAATCCGGGTTTCCATAACCATCAACAGGATACAAGAAAACAGAAGCATCTGTTAAACCTGTGTTTGCGTCGGTGTCTTTGGAAATGTCGAATCGTTTTCCTTTTTCCGGATGGTTTATTGCTCCTGCAATATTTACCCAATTAAAGTGTTGGGCTGTGTTCAAAACTAATTCGCGTGCCACTGTTGCTACACCGGAGTGTACTCGAATGTCATCACAAATTAGCATGATTTTTTTCCGCTCGTTTTGCGGTAAGTAATTAAAACTTGAATTCATGTAACTTTGATTTTTATTTGCTTTAAATTTATAACTTTATTCTTCGGTTTCCAAGCTTAAATCGCTATGGTTGTGGATTTTTTTTCTAAATTCTTCGTCTGTTAAATATAGGTGAATTGCTCTTTCACTTAATTTTTGAAACGAAAATTTACGTTTAATACATTCTATTTTAAAATTTTCAAATAGGTCTGTGTCTAGTTTGACGCTTGTTAATACTTGTTTTTTATCACTCATATGTTTTTAATTTTGTGTTATCGTATATACATATGTAGGGATGTCAATAGGTCGCAGAGCACAAATAAGTTTTATAAAATGGACACCACTTACAATTATCATTTACTTTTGGTTGGTGTTCCACTTGTTTATAACCATTGCGATCAAATGCTTGTTCTATAAATTCTTCAATTGATTTGGTGACTTTGTTTAGTTTTACTTTACCCGACGCGGGTTTGAACCATTGTACGCGTTTGATTGTGAATTGTTCGCTTTCAAATATCTTGCGTTTTACAATCATGAACTCTACTTCTACATTTTCTATTGGTACGTTGTATAGTTCCGAATAGTATTTTTTGTATAGAATAAGTTGAAATTGCTTTTGTTCGTTTGATTTTTCTTTTTTACTCCAACCTTGTCTACTTGTTTTAATGTCTATGATTTTAAATGTATTTGTTGGTTCATGGTATAGAACAACATCTAAAAACCCTTGAAACATTATGTTTTGTAGTTTGGAGTTTGGAGTTAGTATAATAGGTACTTCACACCCAACTAAATACCATCCTCGTTTGCCGAAATGTTTACCTTTTTCTTTTGCTATTTCTCTTATAATCTCTACTCCATCTTCATAGAACTCTCTAAGTTCATCTGGGGAAACAAAGTGTTGGTTGTTGTTTGAGTGGTATTGTTTTTTGTATTCGTTGCGGAGTGCTTCTTCTAGCATCTCAGCAGTGTTAAGGCGGTCTGCTTCTGCTCCGCTTTGTTCGTACATTACTGTAAGGTAATGTTGAAGTACTTCGTGTAATGCAGTTCCAAAAACTGTGTGGATAGAAGAAGTGAATTGTTTGTGTCCTTCTCTATATTGTAGTGACCATTTTTTAGGGCACTCATTGAACATAGACATTTGGGAGTATGAAATGGATTTTTGAGTTGCGTAATCAATTTCGGGTAAAACCTTAGTTTTTATCTCCTTTAATATAGAAGGTAACTTTTTTTTCATTACCTAAAGATAAGAAAAAGCCTGCCGATAGGCAAGCTTTTCTATAAAAATTTTTTATTAAAGTTGGGATTCAATATAATCTTTTACTTCTTGACTTACATCATCAGCATCTGGAAATTCATCATCAAATTCAACTAAGATATTATCTATAATGTCGGTATCAAAGAACCCTGCATTTATTAAGTCTTCTAACTCTCCATCTTTTTTAGCACTTTGAACAGCATTATCAATGTATGCCTTTATTTCTGAAGTTAATGGAATTTCATCTGGGGATTCATCTTCAGGTTTTTCATAAAAATCTTCTATAACTTTTCTATACATTCCTATGGTGATACCTTCAATTGGGACATTTGGGTTACCTAGTGATTCATAATCATCTTCTGTTCCTGGGTAAGCAAAGTCAGTAAACTCACCAGCCACATCCAAAGATTCTTCACCATATCCTAAAAATTCACAAAATTTAACTACATTTTCATGAATCCATAGATATTCATAGTCGTCATCATAAAGATCTTCAGGAGTTCTTTTTCTAAATAATATCCCAAGTGCTTCATTTCTGTCATCAAACATGGTGTTAGAAGCTTCAATTAATTTAGCAACATATTGGCTTTCAGTAATGATACCAGCCAACATTTGCATACGTAATAGTTCTTGTTTCATTTTATTTAATAATACCTGCTCGTATTTGGAGCATTTTAATTTCTTCAATATCTTCAGGAGAACCAACAATCATGTTATAGTCATTCATAGTTAATACTTTTCCTGAAAGTGCTAAACCGATTGCGTTTTCTGCTACGTTGTGTAGGTCCATATCGGTTTGAGCATCTTCTCTAGCGTATTCGAGTAAACGAATGAATAGAGGGACGTCTAATGTGATTGTGTCTCTTTGGTTCATTTTATTTTGTTTGAGCTACTCGTCCAATTGCAGCAATGGCATCTTCTTTACTCATTCCTGTCATGTAAACTAACTTGTCAACTGCTGCTTCAAATGCTGCTATTTCTTCTTTAGTAGGAGATTCATCTTCATATAAAGATTTTTCTTCTACTTCTCCACCTTCACTTAAAGCTGCACTTGCAGTTGCTCCAATTCCAGCAGCAATTGCAACTGAATCTAATATTTGGTCAGGGGAATAAGTTCCAAGAGGTCCAGCCATTAATGCACCAACAAAACCTAACGCAGCAGCACTAAGACCTATATTAATTAATTTTGTTTTTATATATTCTTTTTTTACTTTTTTATATTCTTCTTTTGAAATTTCAGTTGTTTTTTGTTTTCCACCTTCAAGATCTTCACGTTTAAAATATTTACCATTTTTTTCATCATAGTAAGTGTTATATACTCCATCTTCTATATAAAAAGAACCATCAGAAGATTTTTTAACACTTACTTCTTCTAATTTTTTAACTTCATCCTTAACTTCTTCAGCTTCATCTGGATGTTGATTAAAATAGTTTACAAGTTTTTTAAAGTTAGGATCATTTTTAATTGCTGGGTCAAGGTCTCCTGTTTCAGTTTCTTCTAGATTTTCTACTTCATTAATACCATATTTTTGACCTAAGAAATGTTCAAATGCATCTTCGTAAACTGCTTTAGCACGAGGGGGGATTTGATTGATTGCTCCAATTCCTACAATTCCACCTGCAACGTAGTGTTCGTTAAGTGAATCTTTTTGAGTAGCTTCTTCTAATTTTGCTTTGTATTCGCTTTCTGTGATTACACCTGAAAGCATTTGCATACGTAAAGTTTCTTTATTCATTTGATATTTTATTATAAATATTATAGTCCTTTGGTCTCTACGATTTTTTTCAATTTTTCTAAATATAAAATCGCATCCATGTGTTCTTGTTTAGCGTGTTCGATCCATTCTAAAACGCTTAAATCTTCACGGTCTAAATCAACTCCATATTTTGTTTTACCAAATGTGGCTCTTGAAATAAATTGATCAATAACTGAATCAACAATTGAGTCTGTTTGAAGGATATGTCTATAATTTTTAGTAACTGTTCTTTGGGAATTGTCGTTGTCCATTATTTTAATAACTTTTCTATTTCTTTATCTTCTATCCCCATTTTATATAAAACTGATCGTACACCGCTTTCACGTAAAATGTCAATATATTCTTCAGCTTCGCCTAAACTGCATTCAAAATGTTTTGCTACGTACTCTACCAAAGTAGCAGGCTGTCTCTTTGTTCTTGACTTAACGTACTTCAAGAACGTTTTAGTTTTTGGGATCATCTCTCTATAAATTGTATATGTTTGTTGTTTGTTCTCGTATGGTAGAGTTTGAACAAAATTAGCTAGTTCAACATAATTTATATTCATAGATACATATCGATGGATTATATAGGAGTTCCATTTCTCCCATGATTCTTCCGAAATATTTTCAATAGGGGTTTTATAGAGGGTGATTTCATTTAACCACCCCCATAAATCTTTTATCTGTTTCTTAGACATCTAAAGTAATATCTTTATATTCGTCACGAAGATCTGGTGGAAGTGAATCAGGTAGGATTTTCTTACTTTCCATGTCATAAAAAACTGGGATTGGAATGAGTGAATCCTCTTCAGCTCCGATTAAAAATTTAGAGATTTTACGGACAATGATTGCTTGTCCAAATAAATGGCCACCATCAAAGCCAGTTACAGCTGTTGTGTTTTTGAAGTCAATGTTCAACCTTGGTTGTTCTTGCATTTTATTTGTTTTTATTAGTTACTTTTTCTTTTCTATATTCGTAAAAATCATGGATAAATCCTGCTGCTACAATTATATTCATTCCAAATGACATTAGTAGTTCATGTAAATCAGCATAAATGGATGTCATCAAGTGAATATGTCCTACTGTCCAAAAAGGTACGGACAAATTACTTGATACCCACGAAAGAGTGTACTTTAGGAAATGTTTCATAATACTTCTATAATTTTTGCAATTGCAGACATTACGTTAATTTCTTTGTCTATACGGAAATTTGCTTGGTAAAGGTGTTCGTTTAATATAATTGCAATAGATCCTTCCTTACCTGGGGCATATTTTGAACTATATTCAAATAGTGAGCGATATAGTTCCTCAAAGTCTTTAACGTTTGAATCTGCTATAATTTGTCTAATTGTTACCCAGTTTTTCTTACCTGCTAGTTCTTTCAATACTTCTTTGATGTAGTTGTTTGAGGTCAAAACGGTTTCATCAAGCACAATAGCATCATCTTTTACAGACATTTGTAAAACGTTTAACATTTTACGCATGTCAGGATAGTATTTTACTATTAGGTTTTTAATGTCTTCCTGCTCATAGGATAAAGACAATTGATCAGCTAAAATATAAGTTAAATGGTTGTACACATCCATTTTTGTTGGTGGTACAATTTTAAGTACTTGGCAACGTGATTGAAGTGGATCAATAATTCGCTCAATAAAGTTACAAGTTAAGATAAATCGAGTTGAGCGAGAGAATGTTTCAATTACATTTCGTAAAGCGGCTTGTCCCTGGATTGTAATAAAATCTGCTTCATCTAGGATTACTACTTTAATTCCTTTCCAAGATGCAGCACTAGCGAATCCTTTTACTTTCTCTCTAATAGTATCAATTCCGTTCTCGTCAGATGCGTTTATATAAAGGTAATCGCAATCTAGGTTTTTAACGATAATTTTTGCTAGGGTAGTTTTACCTGTACCTGCAGGTCCATAAAAGATGAAATTTTGAATATCACCTTGGTCTAGGTACTTTTGTATTGTGTCTTTGACATTTTCGTTACCAACATAGTATTGCAGTTCGGTAGGGCGAAAACGTTCTACATATAATGTGTTTTCTTTCATAACCGTATTATACAAAAAAAGCTTGCACTAGGCAAGCTCTTTATTTAAATATTTTTTGATCTGTAATATGCTTTTTCTAAAGTTTCACCTGGTCCTCTATCTCTGTATCGTCCACCTACATCACCTACTGCAACCTGATACATTGGATCGTTCATCAACTCATCCATCATTGTCTTTACTTTAGCTAGATAAGCTTTATACCCTTCTGAAATTTTGATTAATTCTGATTTTTCTTCTGGGGTGTCAAAGAAACGGTATAAGTTTCCTCTATTTTCTGCTTCTAGTTCATCTGCCTTTTTTTGAGTAAACAAACCAACTTGGGAGATCATTTCACCTGCTGTTTGATACAAGTCATTTCCTCCGGCTTCGTTTAACTTATTTTCAGCTAAATATTTTTTTAAATCAAAATTGTCCATAGTTACTTTATAATTCCTGCTCGTCTAAGCATTTGGTATCTTTCAAGATCAAAATCCTCTTTTATTGGAGTTGATGCTTTTAAAAATTTAGAAAATTGGTTTCTTACATCAGCTCTTCGTTCCGGTTTAATATTTGTAATCTTAATTACACTATTTTCTTGATCGTAATCAAAGTTTTTTTCGTATGTGTTTTTTAACAGCTTAATTATCGCATTCAATTCAGGTTTTTTTCCTTTAATTTTAGCTGGGTCTAAGGTAATAGTTAAAACTGATGGTCCTGCTGGTGGTTGTACTGGTTGGATTGGTTTTTCTATTGCGTCTAATGATACTTCAGTTGGTTTGTAGTCAACACTAGCATTACCCATTATTGTTTCAATTCTACTTTTTAATAAGGATTGAGTTTTCCATGGGTTTTTTTCAGAAGGAAAAATAATTTTATCCCCATCAACATCATAGTGTGTATCTATAGATAATGTTCCTCCATATTTCCTCATATTATCTTTTGTTTTATCAGGAAAATATTTTGTTAAGGTACCAGCTTTAGAAACCTTTTTAATTGGAGCAAATTCAGCACCTGGTTTATAGTCATTAGCAACAATAAAATCTTCTTCACTACCTTCGTTTCCTTCATTTTTCCAAGCATCGTACGCTTTTACAAAATCTTTTTGTTCTATTCCTTTTTTATATATTTCAGGAATTCGTTTTTGGATATCTTTTATTTTAGAACGTCTACCTACAGGGGATGAAGAATTCCAATCATTCATTGCATCTTTATCTCTTTGTTGGGGGTTTGGAGATCCAAAAATTTTATCAATTGTAGCTCTATTAGCAAAGTTAGAAGTAAAATCTGTTTCAATTTTTTCGTTACCATCATCATCTATAGTTTTAACCATATAATTTTCAGGATCAGATAAAGCATCTAATGCTTTTCCCATATCACTAGGGACAATAGCAAAATTATACTCTTCTTTAGGAGCATTTTTTAAACCACTCTCTTCTTCTTCTTCGTTTATTTGACGTAGGATATCTGTTAATTTCATAATTATAAATATGTAAAAAAAGAGACCCGTTATTGAGGGTCTCCATATAAGTTGTATCGTTTTGCAGATTCCGGTTGTATTTCTCTTTCTTCGTTTCGTATAACATAAATTTTACTATCTAAAGGAGCTAAACGAAATTCTGCTTTTTCCTGGGTTGCTTCAAACCATGCTTCTAAAGCATCGGTAAGTGACTTGTGAATTGTTTCTGTTTTGTCGTCTACTAATTTCCACCTATCTGAAGGAGGGACACGGGTAGCAATTAATTCGTTGTATTCTACTATTTTAGTTTCCATAAGTTATTTGATTTTCTTTTAACATTTTATAGAATGTATAGTTACTCATTCCTGTTTTTTTGAAAAAATCGGTTTGAGATTTATATGTTTTATTTTGGTAAATAATTAATTTTGTTGCTTTACAATTATTTGCTCCTTTATGTTCTTCTAAATTTAAGAAATCTCCTTCATACTTCCAAATATACCCATAAGCAGATTTTTGTTTTCCTCTACAACAATCGTTTATATTATTTCTAAGTTCTTTCCAATGTGCTGTAGGTTTTTGATTGATATATCTTTCGGCATCCATTGCGCTTGGAAAAGTTTTGATATACTCACCTGAGGTCGAGTATTGGATTATTTGTTTAGAGTTACTTTTGCTTATTTTGGTTTTATGTTGTTTGCTTATAGGTTTTCCTTTTCTATGTCCAATGAATTCTAACTTTATACGTTCATATTCTTTACTAGATATATTATATGGAGTAGATTCAATCCATTTTCTTTTTCCTATAGCCATTAACCAAAGAGCATACCATAACTTAGGTTCTTTTGGGTACATTTCACAAAGTAATCTATGGCAAAAAAAATGTTCACGAGCCGTTAACTCAACAATGTTTTCTTTCACATCTAAACCACCTATACACTTTGGAACTATATGATGCTTTTCAATATACCCGTCTAGTTTACGAGTTTGAGCACGTTTAACAATTTGATTGTATATTTTTGTATAATCCATATCGGTTATACATATTACCGGGAGACCGTAAAGTCGATCTCCCGGTAAAATATTACATCATTCCCATCATTGAAGGATCAAATCCACCTTCTTTTTTATCTTCTGGTTTGTCTACTACTGTACATTCTGTTAATAGGATTGTACCTGCAATTGAAGAAGCGTTCAATAAAGCGTTTTTAGTTACTTTGTGTGGATCGATAATACCTTCTTCTTTCATGTTTACAATCGTTTCTGTTTTGATGTTGAAACCACTCCATACATCATCAGAATGTCCAATTTCCATATTAATTGGGTACATATCACTTTCAGCATATCCTGCATTTTTCAAGATAGTTTCAAATGGTTTTCCACAAGCTCTGTAAACTAACTTTTTACCGTAGTTAAAGTCTTCTGAATCATCTTTTTTAAAGGTAATACCTTCACGAGCATATAATAGAGCTGAACCACCACCTGGTACAATACCATCTTCTAGGGCACATTGTGTTGCGTGTAAAGCATCATCAACACGATCTTTTTTCTCTTTCATTTCGGTTTCTGTACTTCCACCTACATGAACTAAAGCTACTCCACCTACAAACTTGGATAAACGTTCTTGCAATTTTTCCATTTCAAATGGTGTTTTTGCACCTTCAATTTGAGCTGTAAGTGACTCTACTCGTTCTGTAATTTCAGCTTCAGCACCATCACCATCAATGATTGTGGTTTTTTCTTTAGATACTGTAACTGTTTTAGCTTTACCTAACCATTCCCAATTGAATTTGTCAAGTTTCATGCCTTTTTCTTTGTCAAATACTTTACCACCAGTTAAGATAGCAATGTCTTCAAGGATCAATTTTCTACGCTCACCAAAATCAGGTGCTTTAACAGCACATACTTTAAGTGTACCTCGCATTTTGTTTACAAGCAATGTAGCTAAAGCTTCTCCATCAATGTCTTCTGCGATAATCAACAATGATTTTCCTTTTTGTGATACACCATCCAAAATTGGAAGCAATTCTTTTACTTGAGTGAAACGGTGATCAGCCATCAAAATGTAAACATCTTTTAAAGTTGTTGACATTGTATTGTTGTCTGTAACAAAGTATGGAGATTTGTAACCACGGTCAAATTGAATACCTTCTACAACTTCAAGGTATGTTTCATCTGTTCTTGACTCTTCAATGTAAACTACACCTTCACGTCCTACTTTTTCCATAGCGCGTGAAATTAATTTTCCAATTTCAGGATCATTGTTTGCTGAAATAGTAGCAATTTGCTCTAACTGTTCTTCAGATGTAATTTTCTCTGAGTTTTGTTTAAGGGTAGATAGTACCTCTTTTACTCCAGCATCAATTCCACGTTTGATTTCAACTGCATTTGCTCCTTCGTTCAGTTTGGAAATACCACCTTTTACCAATTCGCGTGCTAGCAAAGTTGAAGTAGTTGTACCATCACCTGCGTGGTCTGCAGTTTTAATAGCTGCTTGTTTAACCATTTGTGCTCCCAAATCTTCAATTGGGTCTTCTAAAGATGCAATCTGTTTTGCAACGCTTACACCGTCTTTGGTTGAAACAACCATTCCATTTTCAGTGTACACAACATTTCTACCGTTTGGTCCTAGTGTTGCTACAACAGCATCTGCTAAGGTATCAATACCTTTTACCAGTTTCTTACGTGCTTCTGGTCCAAATTCAATTATCTTACTCATCGTTTTTTGTTATTTTTGCTAAAATTTGTTTTTCGTTTCCAATGTAATAGTCGTCTCCTTCAAATTGTAGTTTTGAAAATCCCATTGTAGGCAAGACAACTACATCTCCTACTTTAAGTTGGGTTGGTACAAATCCAATACCTGCATATTCTACTCCAGGTCCAACTGCAACTACAGTTCCTTGTTCGTTTCTATCTTTTCCAGCATCTGGAATAAAGATAGAGCCAAATTGTGTTTCTTCTTCATCAAGCGGTTTTATGATTACCGCATCAAATAGTGCTTCTAACTTTCTCATATTTCTAATTTATTTAACATTGATTCCATTCCATCTTTTACTTCTTTCCAGGTGTTGATATATCCTTGAATGGTTTCATATTCACCTTCATTTTGATAAAACTTTTCCTTTGCAATACGATTTACAGCATTTCCAAAGCTACTGTAGTATCCTACAACTTTTTCAACTTCTTTACCGGATGCTTGTTTACCCCCAAATCCTCTTGTGGCAACAGATCTTTCTATAACTGTAAAGTTTGTAGTATCTTTTACAATGTAGAAAGGTTCCATTGCTGGATCTTTAATTGTACATAAGTTTGATTGGGTGTCATTTTCGTCTCTAGCGGGACGACCGCGTCGTTTGGTTTCTTCCATAACTAAATTTAAATTTATAACTGTAATATACGAAAACTTATTGGCTGAGCCAAATTTTAATTGGTTTTATATAATTTGCTTTGAAATCCTCTTTCTTCTAAAAATGAATTAATTTTTTGAATATATTCACTGTTATCAAGTTCAACTTCAATAGAAAATTTATCGTCTGCAATTTGATGACCTGTTGTGTCTAAAGGTTTAAGTTTAGCTATATTTTTTCCATTAATTAAACTAATAACATCTAAAAGTTCATCAGCATCAGATCCTATAATTTCAAATTTACTTTCATTCAATATAGCTTTGTATTGGCTCTCTGTGATAATACCAGCCAACATTTGCATACGGAGTTGTTCTTTTTTCATGTTTATAAATATATTAAAAAGCAGATTCTTCACGTCTCACCATATAGTAAGTGCTAGTTGTGTCTTCGGATTTGAATTCAAGTTTCATCAAGCCCTGGTAGCTCAAATAGATATTTCCGCTTTCTAGATCCTTGTTTTCTTTCAAAATGTTTCTAAACATGTCTGAATTGAATGGTATTTCAACTTTTTCTTGTTTGATAGTACCATACATTTGGTATGTAATTTTGTTGTTGTGACCTTGCTCATCTCCAAATGTAAACAAGCACATATTGTCTCCGTTTAAATCAACTTCAATAGAGATAGTCATTGAACCAATACCTGTTAAAGCGTTTTTAGCTTTAACTAAATTGTCGACATATTCTTTTTCTAAAGGTAAACATGCATCCCATTCTGGTTCACTTACAGAACCTACTTTTCCAATTAATAAAGGATCGGCAAGTGCATAAGTTAAGTTAAAGGAAGCATCTGCAAAATGCATTTTGGTGTAAACGCTTTTACCTTTTTCTAAGGAAAACATTAAATCACCTTGTGTAATACCTAATAGGTTGAGTAGTTTTTTGGTATCAAAGATAGCTAATTCACTATCCTCAATATCAATATTGTTGTGAACAATTTTACCTATTACCTCTTTGTTTACAGACATAAAGTCTATAGTAAGGATTTTGTCTTTGATACTCCATTTAACGGATTCGTTTTCGCCTAGGTAGTATTTGTTTATAACCGATTGTAGAACTATTTTATTAACCATATGTTAAAGATAAAAAAAAGCCTGCCGATAGGCAAGCTTTTCTATATGGGGTTGATTTTACTTTAAATTTGGCTTAGGATATTTTTAGCATCTTGAGAAGTCATGTAATGAGAGATACTAGATCCATCTTCAACTCCTATTTTTTCTCCATTTGCTACTTGATCTATTTGTCTTTTTTCAACAGCAAAACTATATCCTTCTTCATCTAAATATGGATCTTCAGGATCAGCAAATATTACCCATTCACCTTGATGATCAGTTTCAGATCCTAATACCTTTAATGAATCCCAATCTTGATTAATATCAAATGAACTTGGGTCATTATCATCTTCATCCTCATTTAACATAGCTTTGTATTGTCCTTCTGTGATAATACCAGCCAACATCTGCATTCTAAGTTGTTCTTGAGTCATTTTATTTAAATTTTTATTATACATATTATGAAAAGTTAAAGAATTTAGCTTTAAATGGGTTCAAATTCAATACCCATCCAATATCATTGTATACTCCCTCTAATTTATTTCGAATTACACTATCAAATAAACCATCACGGTCTATATATTTGTTGATCAAATCTGTAATTTCTTGAGGGTCATTGTAGCCATTGTAACCTATTACCTCAATCTGGTATGGGTTTGGTTTCAAATAGGCTATATACATTTTATCTCCAATTGTAAATTCAGGATACTTTACATTAAGCTTTTTGTAGCGTAAAAAGTCATTGTAAATTATAGCTGCTTTAGTGTTGATAGGACATTTTAGTTTTAATTTAGAGAACAATTCACCAGCCATAGGTTTACGCTCAATATATTCACCCATTTTTTTCAGTCCTGTTGGTTTAAGCAACTTAATCCACTCTACCGTTTGCATTGAATTTTTAAAATCCATTACATCTTTGTCTATATCTTCTTTCGGTTTACTGAATAGGATGTTTTTGATTAGGTCTTCTCCAAAGTTTCTAAAGTAAGGGGGGAAATTAGATTTCATAATGTCTAGTCCCTTCATCTCTAGTTCCTCAATAGGTACACCTTCTTTGTTTACAATGTAAATAGCGTATCTACGTTTACCAGCCCAATACGCTTTTTCAGCGATTACCTCTTGCTTTAATACAAAGTGGTGTTTGCCGTGCATGTTGAACAGATCCTGCGTGATATTGTTCAGATTTCCGTTTGCTACATCTTGGAGTTCCTCTGTCAAAACCAACAATCGTTTGATTTTTTCTTCACGGTCATTGTAGTTTAAATCAGGGTTTCTATGTTTAAGCAAATCTGTTAACTCCATATAAAGTGAATCGGTATCTGAGGCGATAACAAATTCTCTAGGGTCAATTTCAAGTTGATCGGAAATATACTTGTTCACAAATATAATCGATTCCTTTGTTAAGCGTTGACCACTGTTTGTAATGGCAGCAGAGCATATTTTAAACCCATCTGTAAAACGCCATGAATTAATTGCATACGTACCGTATAAAGCGTTTTGTAAGATTTTGAACGCCATTTGGTACAAGTCATATAGTTTGTAGTTGGCCCAATCTTCTGCTTTACCTGCTTTTTTCTTAAGTGCTCGATAATGTTCCCTCTGATTGAACCAATCTTCTAGTACTTCACAAGCAATACTTTTTTTATCAGTTGTAAAAAACGCTCCACTAGCTGAAATTGTCCAGTTATTGTCTTCAATCAATCTAATTAAAGCACCTACTGCTATAGTAGCATCTTTTAGTTGATATGATTTTCTGCTTAACTTTTGAATGTGTACTTTTTCTTCAGGGTCACGTTGTTTTAGCTGTTCAAGTGAATTGTACTGTTCGTAATTGTTTTTTGTAACAATTCTACCTATCAACGTTTCAATACCTAAATTAAGCGATTTGATAATTGAAGGATATAGTGAGGTAAAGTCAAGGTCACTCACATCTGAATACAAACCTGGGTTAGGGTCAAGTAAATATCCACCTGCGTAACTGTCTTTTTTCTTAACTGTTTTAGGGTTACGAGCAATATATTTTCCAGATAGTGTTTTGACTATAATTTGTTTGTCTTCAAAGCTATACACCGTGCCTTCAACGGTTGGAGTACCTCTTTGATGTACTACGTGATCGCCTAACTCTAAATCTCTAATTGTAGGATTTGTAGTTGTTGGCTTATTTGGTGCAATTATGTTTTTACGTTTTAAATACGTTAAAATAGCACCTTCATTCAATATAGTGTTATAGTAGATCGATTCGTATGGTGTATGGCATAGGTGAGAAATCAAAACAGTCAATTCAATAAATTTCTGTTTTTCCTCTAACGCTTCTATAATTTCAACGTCTCGAATGTTATAGTCTATAAATTTGTTTGGGTCTTCTCTGAATAAGGTATCTAGGTTACCGTTGTATTCTATTTTTCCTAGTTTAGCATATTTTAAACCTATGTCACCTAACTTGTATGATGGTTCTTCTTTCATCATGTACTTGCGAAGCAAGTGCATATAGTCTAAACTGTTAACTAAACCAATACGAATTGGAGAATTTGGTTGAGATAATACCTCTTCAATTTTACCTATAGGGGATAAACGATATACATCATCTCCTAAACGTTTTTTAATTCTATAGTACAAATATGGGATATCAAAGAAATCACTGTTGTAACCTACTACAATTGTAGGATCCATCTGTTCCCATTTATTTAAAAAATTGCGTAGTAAAGTGTTTTCGTCAATACAAGGGATAACTTTCTTACCATCTAAATCTACTTCATCAATTTTACTTTCTTTATCTAAGATAAAGCATATTTTTTCTTTGGTTGAAGTATCAATTAAGGCAATTGCTGTAACTTCAGCATTTGCTTCTTTAATGGTTTGAGGGGTAAGTGCACCTAAAATTTCAATCTCAATATCTAAATAAACTGTATTGTGATATTCTGGCATTTCATCTGTTTCAAAGTACAGATCTCGCAACAGTACAAGTTCACGGTCAATATCTTTTTCTAGAATGGTAGGATCCTTTTTATCGTACTTGCCTTGAAGGGGAGAACACCTTTCACCAAATAGTGTTTCGAATTCTCCCTCTTCATCAAGTTTATAGACTGTAGGCCAGTACTGGAATTTGTGTATACCTTTTTTATCATCCCGAAGATAATATGACCATTGGTCATCTCCGGGTAATCTGTTATAGAAAACCGCTTGATACATAACTTTTATTTAAATATTACTTAAAGAACTGTGTTAAATCAGGTCTAAAGTAATTAACATTTTTCATTACTTTTCTATCACGTGTTCGATAGACGATATAATATTTGTCAACCTTTTCATAGTGACATGGTTCCTCTTGTTCTGCGGAACGTACTCTAACGGTTTCTTGTGCTTCTTCTTCACTAGAACAAGCTTTGCTAAGATTTGACGCTTGTACTTCTTGATATGCGGGCCATAGTTTATCCTTAAGACCATGTAGCATAGTTCCGTTGCCCAAGGAAACATAGGCAATGTCACATAAAGCATCAAGAACTTCAACAATATCTCCTTGTTCACATGCATGTTTATATTCCTCGAGTTCTTCCAAAACGAAATTGTAGACAAACATCCATTCCTTCTCATCGGGAATGACCGGGGTATAATTATTGGGTTTTCCCATTACTGCATTAAACTCTTCAACTTCTGACACAAAAGGTACATAACTTTCTTTCATTTGAGTAATTTCACTTCTTAATGTACGAAATTTTTCTATTACATCATCTCCAAGTTCAATTTTAGACATTATTGTAAGGTCCATAACTTGTCCATAAAGCAATTCAATTAACTCGTCTTGTTTTTGTTCTAGTGGGCTCATATTAAAATGGAGTTGTAGGGTCAATTAATTTTAAATGTCTTAAACAATCAAGTTTATCTTCAGCTTCAGCTAATTGAGCTATAAAATTGTCCATTTCCTCAAGATGTTGAGGGTGTTCTCCAATACCAACTGGATTTGTAAAATAAATTGCTAGTGTTGCTTTTGCTCCTGCAATTTGGGCTATATATTTTGACTCTAAAGCCTCATAGAGTAATTGTGTTCTGTCCATAATTTTTAAATTTGGTGTCCGCCATTATTGATTTTAATACTATCGAAAAATTCCTTACGTGCTTGGTTATCGTTTTCCATAAACACACCTGATGCTTTTGTTGTAACCATTGAAGCACCTTGGTGTTTTACTCCTCTACAAGATACGCAATTGTGAGTTGCTACTACTGTAACAATAATACCTCTGTTTCCTTCACATACTTTGTTTACTGCATTGTGAACAGCTGAAGTTAATTGCTCTTGAATAGCTCCTCTACGGCCGAATAATTCTACAATACGGTTCAATTTAGATAAACCAATTACTCGACCACCTTCTCCAACTACATAACCAATATGAACTACTCCTCCAATTGTTTGGTGGTGGTGTGAACACATTGAAGTAACTGGGATGTTTCTTTCAATTACAATACCATCGTATCCGTCTGATGGGAATGAAGTGATATCTGACATTGCAGTATATCTACCTGCCCATAAATCAAATACATAAGCTTTAGCTACTCGACGAGGTGTTTCTGATGAATTTGGATCGTTTCGCCAATCACATCCTAAAGCATCTAAAAATTTACCATAAGCTTTTTCAGCTTCATCTACCATTTTCCATTTTTCATTTTCAGTAAGTGGAAAACCGGGTGCAACTCCGTTTGCATAACCTACTTGTACACATTCTAGTTCTGTGTGTTTTTTTCTACGTGTGTTTTCTGACATATAACTTAATTATTTTATATAAATGTAATAAGGCCCCTTTACGGGGCCAAATTATTTTTTAAAGATCATCAAGGATCTATTGTTAATGTTGGAGATCCTCCTACAAAATAAGATGCACTATAAACCGTAGGTGTTCCTCCAATATACGAGTATATTAATGAGCCTGAAGGTTCAGGGCAAGGAGCAGGGTATTGATTAGTACTAAGATCAAGAGATCCAGTGCCTGTAAGATTAGTAATAGCATATATTTCAAAATCATTTGTTGATGTTGAATAGTTAAAACTACTTGTTAAATGAGGAAAACGAACTTGAAGTCCTAAAGAATATCCTTTATACATCCATCCATATTCTTGAAAATAAGAAGTTGGTGCTGGATATTTAGTAAAATCACAAGGAAGAGAACTTGATAAAGAAGTTAAGTTAGTCCATCCTGTAGGGGATGATGGAGAAGAAACAAATGGTATAGTGTAAGTAGCATACCAAGGAAAACCTGTTTGATTTAAATTAATAAAACATAAAGAACCACTTGGAGAAACTGAAGAGTAAGTAAAAACATAATGGTTATTAGAAAATGGGTTTATAGATTTAGCTCCTACAGTAGTAGTAAATGCAAAATTTGTTGGGTCTTGAACATTTTGGTTGTACTGGTTGATAAAGTTATTAAGATTAGCATTACAATTATTACAATTTAAAACAGGGTAACAATTTACCATCAGAGTTTGAGGGATTGTTATAGACCAAGAAGTTGCATTAGGATTACCATCATTAACATATTGTATGTTAAAATAATCATTTACATGAAATAGATAAGTGGAAAAATTAGTATTATCCCCACAATTGGCTCCAGAATTTTGTTGAATAGGAACTTGTAAAGAAATATATCTATAATAATCTAAATTAGTAGTTCCTGCAGGACATGAAACTGAAGAAGTAGGGGGATTTGGAAGAATTGTAGAAAATGCTGTATTTAAACTATTTTTATAGTAAGTATAGTCACTATACAAGTCAAAAGTTAGTTGAATTTGTTGTGGGATTTTATTTAAAGTGATGGTTCCTGTTGAAGAAGGACCACAAGTACTATTTGGCGTATGTAAATCTACATAGTCACAATAAGTATTAGGAGATAGTTGCAAAAAATAATTTGGATAACTTTGAAAACTGGGGTTTATTTGATATGAATTAACTAGATTTCCTTGTAATGATGTAAGTGGATTATCAGATAAGCCACTAACAAGATCTGAATTTGAGTTACATCCTGAAATACTTACTATAAGCCTTTGGGCATCACACCCATATATTTTTTGTAAATAAAGATTTTGTATTTTACCTAAACTATCCTTCCAGTTAGAATAATTACAGTCAGTACAATCAAAATTATCTAAACACTGAAATGCTGCTTTCCATTGGGTATTATTATTTGTCGTATTTGGTGTTATAGTAATTTCGAGTAAGTCAGGAAATAATACATTGCTACTAGTTTCTAGACTAGTTAAAGTTAACACTCTTTGAAATGCTCCAAAATTTGAAAAATTACCACCAATAGTAGAAGATTCTTTAGGCCAAACATTATTAAAAATTATATTCGGGGCTTGTGGTAGTTGTGGAGTAGTATTTAGATTTGGGTTATTACTAACAGGAATATCAGATCCTCTTTTAAGTTTTTCTAAGTAAATAGGTTGACTATATAAAGTAGGATTTGAAGTAGCATTTGGGTTTCCTGATTTCCATTTAATTTCTATCTCATCTGAAACAGTATACGCATTAAAAAGATAAGCAAAATATTTTGTTGAAGGATTTAAAGCAAATGTTAACGATACAGGAGCAGATGTAGTACCTACTGCTTGGCTATTAAAGTTAATTTGGTGAGTATACTTTGCAATTCCTTGGTATGCACCATTATTACATTTAAGAGGTTGTGCTACTACTGTATCAAAACAACTTTCAAATGGGATTGATTGCCCACCAGCAGAACCACTTACACTACTATAAGTTACACCATTTATTGTAATATCATGTATAATACCTTCCCAGTTACCTGCTAAAACAGGTACAGCTGAATTTCCTGTTAATGGGTGTTGAAATTGGTAAGTAAATGTATTTCCATATCCTGAAGTAATAGCAGGTGCTGAATAGTTTCCATTTAAATACCACCCAATGGTATAATCTGTTACAGGACCACAAGTTGAAGATAAATTTCCTGCTATAATAGAACCAGTAGTTGCTGTTAAAAACGTATCAAACGTTAAAGGACAAGTCTCACAGAATGGGGGAGGTGGTTCTTGTGGTATGTTAATTACAGCATAACAACATTCAACAGTAAGTTGCCCAGAAGATATATTAGTAGGATTAAATATAGCAGCAGCAACATCTAAGTTTGGATCACATTGATCTATAACTATAAGTTGAGTAGCCCCTTGAGGAACTGTAACAAGAAAAGGACAGTTTCCTATAGGTGGTTGAAACAATTGGGTATAAGGAATACCTTGATAAATCGGGTTTTGAAGATCTAAATTAGTATAAATGCTAAAACCATTAGCAGATAAATTGTTAACATTAAAGTTTGGAGTATTTTGATCTAAACAAATAGCAAAGCTCATATTTTTATTTTTTTATTTTATTTAACAGAAATCATGTTTTTCAGTAAGCCCAACTTGCCAATAGTTTGAACCACTACAATTATAAATTTTAGTATCATTACTTCCAGAAACTGTAACATACGTAATACTATTATTGTCTACTACAGGTGCAATACTTCCAGTCCAAGCTTTAATCCCTAACTGAGATGCAATGTAATCTATTCGACATGCTAATCCTATACTAGAAGCAACTTCATAATTTACAAATGGATTATACGGAGCACCATTTCCAGCAAATACTAAACCAATAATTTTCCATGTACCACCTATATTAGCAATTAAAGTAGAACCTGAATCTCCCGCCCAAGCTGGATAGGGGCAAACTGAAACACTTGCATTAGGGGTAGGAGGAGAATATGATGCACTGTTATCAGGTTTTACAAATGCAATTAAATCTTGCATATAGGCTAATGTTGATGTTCCTTGAAGATTATATCCTACGTAAGAATTTTGATACCCAAGTATTCTTAAAGGGCATAAAGTTCCAGGAGAACCTTTAGCTCCTGTTGTTCTTCCTGAGCTATAAAGTTCAGGGTTTGTGTTCATTAAGTTATTTATTTCTGCTGTTGAAGCAAAAGGCATTGAAGAAGTATAAGTTAATCCTAACTGCTGGAATGAAGATGTAAAGTTTATAATTGTAGCTCCACCACTTGCTGTGCAATAAAGTGAAAATATAGCAGCATCTGAGTTATTAATCTTAGTAGGGTTAGCAGCAGTAGAAGCAGAAGTATATAAAGGAACATATCTTAATACTCTCCCAATTTCAAGATTTCCCCCAGGTGAAACAGGTTGAACTTCTCCTGTTTGATAAACAAAATCTCCTTGAATTGTATTAGAAGAATCTACTAAATCATATTCATTTTCTATTACCCCAGCAATATTTCTTTGATTTGTATAAAATGGATCTTTAACTATTACGTGATTATTTGTTAAACCAACTAAAGCATTAGATGCTGAATCTTGACATACAAGACCCATTGTTCCTGAGCTTCCAAAAGGAGCAAATGGAGTTGATTTTGATGTTGAAGTAATTGAAATTCCTCCTTTTAATGGTCTTTGAGTTTGTCTATTTGCTGGGTTTTGAATAGTAGCTGGGTTGATGTTTCCGACTCCAAACACCCATGGGTATTCTCCTTGATAACAAGTAGCACTACAAGCGTATGGATTAATTTCTCCTGGGGCATAAATAATTTGAGTTGAGATTTTATTATAATCACTTCCTGACCAGGTAAAATTAGTATATTCACTTACTAATGAAGCTAATGAAGCAGATGTTCTTGAAGGAGAATCTAAATATGAAGAAGATGGAATAAATATCTGTAAAGAAGCTGTTCCTGTAGATAATAAATTTTCATCCCACATAGTTATAGCACCACTAACAGAACCTGTAGCAGAACCACTATACCTCATTTGAAACCCATATCCGACCCAAGCCCCTGAAGGGAAGGTTTCATCAAAGGACATTGATAGTAAAATGTTTTTTATCTCGTCTTTGTATTCAAAAGCCATTTTATTTTATTTTTTTTAATTAACAATTTTTAGTTCCAAATTTCATATAAATAGTATGAATAGCATTACATTCATCACAATCATCGTATACATAATTACTTCCTGAAAAATAATTTCCTGTATATAATGTTTGGTTAGGGTAATTAGGAAGTCCTGTTGGAGTGTTTATAAATGACCAACAATCATTATTAGAATCTCTTTGTACATTTCCAGGAGTAGTTGTGCTTCCACTTACTGTTTGAACTAGATATTCATTTGTTTCACATTTTTGATAAACATAAAATGAAGGAAAGGTATAACACGCTCCAGTTGAAGGATCAATATTTCCTGCAGGAAGTACTTCATTGTTAGTATCATTATCATAAAAACAAGATGAAGCAGTAGTTGGTGAATTTATAGCATTGCCCCAAGATGTTGAATTTGTTGTAATAGAAATGTTTGAACTATTATTGTATTGGGTTTCTGATAAGTTTTTATTAATCCAAACTTGAGTTCCAATTACAATTCCATCATATGAAGTTCCATCATTACCTGTATAAGCACTTATAATAGTAGATCCATCAACTTCTCCAGCAGCTGCTGGTCTAACTAAACGAAGAGAAAAACCATAATTTTTAGTATAAAGATTTCTATAAACATCATCTGAAAAATGTTTTAGTTCTCTAGTGTATAGTTGGAATGGATTTGGAAATGCTGATGATGAGTTAACACTCCACCATATCCCTTCAAATCCTAATCCACTAAAGGTTCCAGTATTATCTCTTTTACCACCAGCGGTTCCTGCCCATCCACTACTTCCAGTAGCTGTTTGAGCACCTATGTTTGGATTTTCCCAACAAGTAGCGTTTAAATCTCTAGTGTAATCTTTTAACTCACCACCAACAGTCGTTCCTAAACTACCTGTTACTGTAGGAGGAGTTATTCCATTGTTTAAATAGGTTATTAAAGTATCCCAATCAGATTCAGCTGGTATAACCCAAGTGTTATTTGCTGTTAAATTAGTGTTAACAATACCACCAGATCCACGGCCTTGTAATGTATATCCACCAGCATCTACTACATATCCATTATATAATTTACCATGATTACATTCAATACAATCACCACATGGAACAGAAACTACTATAGAACCAGAAGCTAAACACCCATTACATGCTGATCCACTTATAGGAGTACTTCCAGATGGGCATACTGGGATATATGATCCTGGTGATGGTTCTTGGCCTGGGAGGTATCCATAAAAATATATTTCATGAGAAGCAGTTGCAAATAAATTAGTATTTGGGCCTGATGCAGTAGGGAAATTAGTAATATTATTAGGAATTGTTCTTAAATCAGTAAGATAAGAAGTATCCCATACAATATTTAAATTATTAAATGAAGTAGCATTTGCTATTTCAGCAGCAGTATTATTAAATAAAGCGGCTGCTATCCATTCATCTTCATCACAACTATTTCCAGGTCTAACTTCAACATTAATTATACCGCAAGATCCTGAAGGGATTGTAATAGGGTATATATACGGGGTAGTTCTTTGAGAAGTAAAGACAGTTGGTTGGGTAAGGCTAAAATAATCAATGTAACTTGGGTTTAAAACACCTACTCCACTAAGATATGCTAATGACCCACTAGGTCTACTAAAAGCACTAATATAAGGATTATTTCCATAAAATGGAGCAGGTAATGTACCTAGTCCTGTAAGAGGAGTTGCAAACTGTCGAGCATATGAATTTTGCCATACCATAGGATAATCAATACTGCTCATTGCATTTTGTACTGTTTGTCCACCTCCTGTTGTAATAATAGTTACACCATTTAACTTAATTTTAAATTGACGAGCTGCTGTAATTAAAAGATAATATGTTTTTGTTGTTGGGGATGGGGAAATTGCAGTTCCACATCCAAACCACATTTTTTGAGGATTATTGTTTTCTCTAATATAACGTGCTCTCTTTAATATCCAATTAGTACTATAAGGATTACTTGGAGTTGGGAATATAGGAGTAGTTGCTGATGTGATACTTCCATTCCAATTAGCACTGTTCCAATTATATTGTCCAAAAGTATTGATTGTCCACGGGGGATTTCCTAATGATGATGGATTAGACCAAAATGGAGCTTTTAATATATCAAAAGTGTATTGGGTTTTATATATATTAGGATTTCCAGCAATTGGGGAAGGATTAAGTGAAGATGTATTACCTGTTCCATCTAAATTGTATTGGTAATACAAAGAAGGGTTTCCTGTACCTATTAAAGAAGATAAATTATAATAATACCATAATGGGCCTGGGGTTGGGTAAAATAAGGTATTTGATGAAGATGGAGGTTGTAATACTGAAAATCCTTGTCCAAAATTCCAAATATAAATATTAGATATATATGTGTTGTATGATGCTGTTGGTAAAGTAAGAGGTAATATTACTTGATTTAAAGTACTAACACAACTTCCACTTCCATTACTAACATACCCTTCAGGACATAAACAATCATATTCAACTTCTTCATAACTGTATATAGAACCTGTTATAAGGCAATCTGTAACTTCTTCAGGAGGGCAACTTAATAATGTAACACAAATATTATCTATGTTAATTTCAGCGTTAGCCGCTGTAGAGCCTGAAGGGAATCCAAAATAAAAGGTAAGATTATTAGTGCTAACATTGTTTAAAACAATATTATAAGCTGTTGGAGTTTGGGTAAGTCCACTTAGTACATTAGTTATAGGGTAATTTCCATCTCCTATTGAAATAGTAGCATCAGGTGAGTTTGCTGGGAATATATTTGCCCATGCTTGGAAACATACATTATATGAACAAGAAATGTTAAAAACATTTGCTTGAGTTAAATATACACTAGAAGTATTATCATTATTAAATTGAACATTTGATGTTATACCTGCTGTTGTATACCCTGCTCCAAAAGGAGATGATGATGGATCAATTAATACTATACCAACTCCTGGAGTATATGAAGATGGGGTTGCAATCCAGTTATCGGTAGTAGTAAAGTCTCCATTAGTAACTAAGTTTCCAATACATTCACCACAAAAAGTTGGTTCGGGAGTTGGGTAAAAACAATCAGCTTCACATTCTTCTATTGTAGCGTATGAACCGGTATTTGCAGCATCTCCAAGAACACATCCATTTGGAGTACAATTATATCCGTAAGTAACAGCACAAGTAGCAGTACATTCTGCTATTGTAGCATATGATCCTGTATTTGTTGAAGTTCCAGGTACGCAATTTCCATTAACACAGTTATATCCATAACTTGCAGGGCAAGCAAGTTCACATTGTGCTAGTGTATCGTATACACCTGGGTTAGTTTCAGTACCAGGAATACATCCTCCAGGGACTGTGCAATTCCAACCATAATCAGGAATACATGATAATTGACATTCTTCTAATGTAACATATACTCCAGGGTTAGCAGCACTACCAGAAACACATCCACCTGTAGTACAATTCCACCCATAATTTATAATACAAGCAGTTTGGCATTGTGCTAATGTAGCATATGTACCTATTGATCCAGAGGGAGTAGCAACACACCCATTTGGTCCACAATTATATCCCCAATCTACATCTCCAGGGGTTGGAGAAAATGAAGGGCATTTTGCATTTTGTTGAGTGTTTGTTTGTTGAGTCGGTAATGGAGTATTTTCTAAAAGAAAGTATCCATTTTTTCCAAAAAAGTTATACCACGTTGTTGTTGGTGGAGCATAAGCACAAGAGGCTGAAAAATTATTTAGTACATGAAAAAATGTAGTATTACTTAATTCAGATGGTGTACCAATAGAAGAAGATGGGACACATATCCATTTATGTGTGTTTATAATATTAATTGCATTTCCATTATAATCTAATCCTGAATAGGTAACATTGGGCTTCCAAAATATTTTATAGTTTGTATAATTTCCAAAACTTTGAGGAGTAGCAAATGTTGGGATGTTTACATCATAAACTTTTTGTCCGTTCTTCCAGGTACCATCCCAATTTCCACCTATATTTCCAGTAAAATTAAATTCATTATCTTCGTCAAATGTAAATTTAAGGCAATTTCTACATTTGCCCATTGTAGGCCATTTTTTTCCTGGTTTAAGAATATCTATGCTTATAATAAGAGAAGCACCTCCTTTAGTTGCATATGTTTTAGTACCATCTAAATTTCTAGAAACTACATCTACATTACCTATTGAAGTATCATCTATAATTGCTATAGTTAAAGTAATATATTGTGAATCAGCTAAACTAATTTCAGAAACAGTTGCTAAGAAATTTTTAATATTTTGAGATGCTGATGAAGGAAGTAGGGTTAATTGTCCTGTTGTGTCATTTTGGATAATGGCTTTAATCGAATTAATATCGTTTTTATTTTGATTAATTGTATCTACTAACCCAGGAGTTGGTGTTCCTTTAAAGTATATTAAATCGTTTAAAACATCGTATTGTACAAATGAATAAGTTGTCATATCTTTTTTATAAAAATTTAAATTTACTGAGCGTTTATTGGAGCAAAACCTGGAGTTACACAATTAACTAATTGACCCGGGAATGAAATGTTGTTAGGAAAAGTATTACCTGCTGTTACACGACATTCTTGTAAATATCCGTATTGTAGCCCAAATGTGTTTATAGTAAAGCTATTAGCTCCTCCAACACATTCTATTAATTTAGGTTGAAGGGGTTGTGGAATAGGAAAGTCTCCAATAAATCCAATAGAAGCAAAACTTGCATCCCCAGCAGTACAATTTTCAAGAGTTCCACCTTCAATATTTCCTAAAGTAGCAAAGCTATTATTTCCACCAACACAATTTTTAAAGGTTCCATCACAATAGTTTCCAAATGATTCATTTCCTCCAATACAATTTGTAAAAGTACCATATGCTGAACCATATCCTGCAAAACTACGATCACCACCTTCACAATCTACAAATGTACTTGCTATAGTGTATCCGGGATTAGGAATACCTCCTACTGTTGGGTTTGGATTTCCACCAAAACTTTCATCTCCACCTTTACAATTTTTAAATATTGTGCCAGGGAAACTACTTGTTATTGTAAAATTATTATTTCCTGTATCAATTCCTCTTACATATATGTTATCAGCTCCAACTACAATAGTGCCACTACCTGTAACATATACATCTTTATATCCTGTAAGGGAAACAACATCTAAATATTCTGTGTCAAAAGTAAAATTACTAGCTAATTGGTATTTTCCGGGCCCTAATAAAACTGCAAATCTACTAGATGAAGATGGGCTAGCAGTTTTAGCTAAAGCATAAGAAGCAGATAAAGATAAACCATTTTGAGTAGGTGTTCCATTTGCTTCTACAAAAGTGTAATTTGAACCAGATAATGGGTAAAATTCAATTTCATTAAGGGATTCAGATAAAAATAATAAACTATAATCTAAATCTTCCCATGTTAGTGTTGAACCTTTAGCATTAGGTCCATACTCTCTAGTTGAAAAGGTGTATTGTGACATTGTTTTTATTATACATATCGAACAACATCACAAAACATCCAATTAAACTCCTCTCTTTGTATCAAAAGCAATAATGTGATCTCTACCTGTCATATTGTATCCTTTTTCAGCACACATATCAAATACTAGTGGATACATTTTAATAAGTTCCTCACGAGTATCACCTGCTGGCATGATGTATGTTTTATCTTTAGGGATTTTAAGCGATGTTCTAAACTCTTCAATTTCATTTAAATTTTCCTCTGTACCATCCCAAACTGGTTTAAAATGATAGTCTGTATGAAAATTAATCATTGCACTTATTGCGATTAAGTTCATTCTAAACTTGTTATGTTGTCGAACCATTTTATCGTCGACAATATCACCTTGTGGTGTGGCCACTCCCACAACGGGAATAGAATTTGTAAACTTAGGGCTAAGAGATATAAGACCAATAGGATAATCGGTCTCAATATAATGCGAGCCTTCAGTTTCAATAGTAATAAGAATGTCTCTTTCATGTGCAAAATGTGTTAATTCATTAACTAATTTAGGGTGCATTGTAGGTGATCCACCTGTTAACATCATTTCTTTAATATGAGGGTTTTCGTCATATATTTTGATAATGTCATTGAAAGTAAATGTTCCTTTTTCTGGGTGGATACTTGTATACCAAGAATCGCACCATCCACCTTCACCAAAGTAGCAACGGTGAGTGCAACCTGTTGTTCTAACTGCAATCGTTGGACGTCCAAAGCGTGATCCCTCGCTTTGAACGCAACGATATAGTTCTACGATTGGTAAAACTTTGTTATAATCTTCTATTCTTCCTAATTTTGATTCCATAAACCTTTTACTTGTGATTCAGATAAAACTCCTGCTTGTTTTTGAGCAACTTGCCCATCTTTTACTACTACTAATGTAGGAACGCTTCGTACGCCATAAGCTGCTGTCATGTCAGGATTTGCATCTACATCAATGAATTTTACAGGTAGTTCACGGCTAACTTGTTCCATGATTGGTTTAAAATTTTTACATGGTCCACACCATGTTGCACTGAAATAAAGTATTTCTTTCATTTTGTTATTGTATAAATAAATTTAATGTCACCAAAAGTGGTGGTTGTCGTATAATAACTATTCTCCATAGCTAGCTGAGTTTCTTTCGTGTTCATAAACTTCTACTTTAGTTGCTTTAACTCTACCATCAGTTTCTTTTGCTAAGAAAGTGTTAATTGTAGTGTACAGATATTCTGCAAATCGTTCACAACCTGTAGCTGGTAATACTCGTAATTGGATAATACCTTCTACATGCATTTGTTTAAATAAAGTTAAATGCGGATCATCTTCAGCTATGATTGTAGTGTGGTCTAAAAGATATGTAAAATAGTCTTTTGGAGACATACCTTCAATTTGAGTTTTTGCACGTTTCATACCACCAAAGTCCCAAACCCAATTTCTTTCATCTAAGTCACCTTCAAACCATACTCTAAACGATACAGCATATCCGTGTAAAAACCTACAATGAGTTCTATCTGCTTTCCATTGACGGAAACAAGTTGAGTAACCGTCAAATAATTTTGTTGAATTATATTTTGCCATTTTTCTTTGTTGTTTTAGGTTTTTTAATTTCTGTATCGATATCAAAGAGTTCGATTGTAATGTACTCAGGGGTAATTTGATCTAATCCTACTCCAGTACAAACTTTAATTGTTTTTTTCTTTGCCATAACTTTTTGGTATAATTCCCAATCTATAATACAACTATCCTGCATGTGTTTCAAGTATTTTACTTACTTCTGTTACTACATGTTCCCATGTTACTGGTCCTTCTTCATCTGCATAAGGTGCAGGATCAGGTCGTCCCAATTTAATAAAAGCTTCTACACGTTCCACAGAACTTGCTGATTTGTAATCGGAAAACCATCCTTTTATTTCAAATATAATATCATCTTCTTCATAAGCTAATTCATGGTAAATAGGTTTATATGAAGTGTTTGTACGTTTATAAACTTCATTAAATTCAAGTCCTAATTCATTACATAATGTTTCTCCATCTTGTAAAATAGTAAATTTATCACCTTCAAGATATGGTGTAAAGTAACCTACTTTTTCAGAACCCCAGTTACCTACTCTAAATGCATGGTCGTCTGCATCTCTAAATTCTTGTCTACAATCTGGGTAAATTGCATGGTCACCAGCATGAATACCCATTGCAATATCACAATTTTCACCTGTTTTATCAGCAATTGAAAGTGCAACTGCTTGTACAATAGAGGCAAATATTTTGTTTCGGTTAGGAACAACTGTTGCTTTCATGTTTTTTTCAGCATAGTGTCCTTCAGGCACATCAGCTCCACCTGTTACAAGTGCTGAGTTAAGTAGATCCACTAATCCATCAAGTTTAA